ATGCTTGGGCCGTTGATCGAACGTGAGATCACAATTCTGGCTGACCAAGGATTGCTGCCACCTGTACCAGAAGTGTTGCAGGAAGCAGATTACAAAATTGAGTACGTCAGTCCGTTGTCTCGCGCAATGAAAAGTGAAGAGGGCGTAGGTATCTTGCGGACGTTGGAAATGGTGCAGCCGATTGCTGCGGTTGATCCGAGCGTCATGGATAACTTTGACTTTGATGAAATTACGCGTGTGTTGGCGGACGTTAACGGTGTGCCACAGCGTATCTTAAAGAGTGCAACCGACATCGATGCGCAACGTGAACAACGTTCGCAGCAGGAACAGGCCCAGCAGTTATTGGCTGCGGCTCCGCAGGCTGCTGATGCTGCACTGAAAGTCAGTCAGATCAGTCAGGCTGCCCAAGAGTGACGACACAAAAACAACTTGTTGAAGCTTATCGTCACGTTTTTATGCACGTGCCGGAAGGTCAAATTGTTCTTCGCGACATGATGAAAGCCGGTGGACTGTTTCAAGTTACAGGCGTGCGAAGTTCCGAAGAGGTTCATCATCTAGAGGGAACGCGCGACATGGTGCGTCGCATTATTTCGTTCCTTGGTCTTGATGACGAGCAAGTTATGAAAATAGGTATAGGAGTTATCGATGAGTGAGGAAGGGTCCGTTCTTACGGGTAACCCTGTTCCAGACGAACAGGGGGAAGAGGTTGTTTCTGACGGTGCGACAAGTGCGACAGCTACTTCTGAATTGACGACACCGGATTGGATTTCGGATGAGTATCGAACATTTGCGGAAAACAAAGGTTGGAAAAATGCGGACGACGCTTTGAAGTCGTATGTCAACCTTGAAAAGCAAATTGGTCAGGATCGAATTGCGTTACCGAATGACGGTGATGACGTTGAAAATTGGGAAGGGTGGGAGCGGTTAGGAACGCCAGAAACTGCTGACCAATATGAGTTGAATGTTCCAGAAAATTACGAGGAATATTCTACTGAATTGTCAGATTGGTTTCGCCAAGAAGCTCATAAGGCCAAAGTACCCGCGCACATGGCACAACGTCTTCACGACGCATATGTACAGCGCATGATGGACGGGCAATCAAATGCTGTTTTAGACCAGCAACGGCAGATTGAAGATTGGAACAACGACATTAAAAAAGAGTACGGCACAGCATTTGATGAGAAGGTTGGTATGGCGCGTCGCGCTGTTCGCGCTTTCGGGTCGGAGGAATTGACAAATCTTTTAAATCAAAGCGGTCTTGGTAATCATCCAGAAATGATCCGAGCGTTTTCTAAGATTGGTGCAGAGTTAAGCACCAGCAACCAGTTTAAAGATGCGGAAGAATCTGGAACGTTTGGAATGACACCAGAAGCTGCCCGCAGTGAAATTGCACGCATCCGTAGCCATAGTGGGCTAATGGATAAAACCGATCCTGAGAATCGTGTTCTTAACGAACGCCTTACTCAACTTTATGAGATCGTTCATCCAGATGCAGCATAAGCGGATAAGGCTACGGCCCCCGCAATGACACGCCGGAAAGACGGCGGAAATAACGTGCCGGATTAACCGATAACGCGTTTTAACCCCTTAAACTTTCGCTATAGGAGAAGCACATGTCAGTGCAAATCACTACCGCGTTTGTCGAGCAGTATCGGGGAAATGTCGAGCATCTTGTTCAACAGAAGGGTTCGCGATTGCGTAGTTCCGTTCGTGTAGAGACGGTTACCGGCAAGAACGCTTTTTTTGAGCAGCTAGGCACAACCTCTGCTTCAAAACGCACCAGTCGCCACAGCGACACACCACGTCTTGACGTACCTCACGCCCGTCGTCGGGTCAGCCTTGTCGATTTTGATTGGGCAGATCTCATCGACCGTGAGGACCAAATTCGTATGTTGATAGATCCCGCAGGGCCATATGCGGAACAGGCGGCATACGCCCTCGGAAGAGCGATGGATGACGAGATCATAGCAGCCGCTGATGGCACTGCCTTCACGGGTGTTGATGGTTCGACATCTACTGCCTTCACCACAGCTAACATTGTTGACGTACAGGTCGGTGGAAGTTCATCGGATGTCGGACTCAATGTAGCGAAATTACGGGGTGCCAAGGAAATCCTTGATGCGTCAGACATTGATCCAGAAATCGAACGGTACATGATCGTCAATGCAAAACAGCTTAAAAACCTGTTAGCAGAAACGGCTGTGACATCGAGCGATTTCAACAGCGTCAAAGCGTTAGTGCAAGGCGAAGTAGACACCTTCTTAGGTTTCAACTTTATCCGTACTCAACGCATTGGCACGGATTCAAATGCAGACGACAAGGTTCTGTTCTATGCCAAACCAGGCATTTTGCTTGCGCTTGGTGCAGAGCCAACAGTTCGCATATCGGAACGCGATGACAAAAATTATGCCCAGCAAGTATTTGCGAGCATGTCTATCGGAGCTACCCGAATGCAAGAAGAACTGGTCGGCTTCATTGAATGTGACCCAAGCTAGGAGGGCTGAAAAATGGCTAATGTTAACCAAACTCTTGTCAGCAACTTCCTCGCAACTCCGCACGTACCAAACGACACTGTCAACCTTCACGGCAGTATGCGTGTGGCTTGCGGAACCATTGCTTTAGCCGCTGGTGATCTTAGTGCCACGGATACGGTAATGCTTGCTCCCATACCAACGAACGCTGCTATCGTTTCCATCGGTCTTATGTCCGATGATCTCGACAGTGGTACCACAAATACGTGCGACGTTGGTCTGTATACAGCGGACGGTAACGTAACTGCTAAGGACGATGATTGCTACGCAAGTGCAATTACTGACCTGCGCGCAGCTACAACGGTTCCTGTGGAAGTAGCTTTTGAAGCACGTAACATAAATCTGATGGGACAAAAGGTCTTTCAGGATGCTGGCGACAGCACAGATCCTGGCGGGCATTTCCTTGTCGGATTGAAGTTTGATGCTGCTGGCGACACTGCTGGCGATTTAAGCTTCACAATCACTTACGTTGTTGATTAATCGGAATGGGGGGCTTCGGCCCCCCATACCTTTTTAGGTCTTACAAATGGCAAACACGCTTGTGAGCATTTCGAACCGCGCTCTTACTTTTCTGGGTGCGCAGCCAATTACGTCTTTGGCAGATGACACAAAAGAAGCGCGCGCTTGCAATCGAATGATTGAGCAATCACGCGATAGTGTTTTGCGCAGTCATGCATGGAACTTTGCAGTTAAGCGTGCGTCGTTGGCTGCGAATACAACCGCACCACTGTTTGAATATACTAATGCGTTTGATTGGCCCGCCGATTGTTTGCGCATTATTGAAGTGAATACGCTTGAAGAATGGAACGTTGAAGGGCGACAAATTGTTACGGACGCTGCCGCGCCGCTAGAAATGGTTTACATCAGTCAAGTTGATGATCCGACAATCTTTGACGTTTTGTTTGTTGAAGTTTTGTCCTTACGCCTTGCTGCTGATGTCGCTTACGACATAACCGCAAGTCAACAAGTTTTGTCCAACATGGAAGAATTGTACCGGCGCAAAATTGCGAGTGCGCGTGTTATTGATGCGCAAGAAGCACAGCCAGTCGATGAAGTAGACTTTTTAGAGTCGCGGAATTAGATGTCACGCGTTACAGCAATTCAAACAAACTTCACGGCAGGGCAACTATCCCCACGCCTGTTTGGCCGTGTTGATCTTGGCAAATACAATAACGGTGCCGCTGCTGTTCAAAATTTGATCGTGCAGCCGCATGGCGGTGTAACGCGCAGGCCAGGAACGAAGTTTGTTAACGAAGTAAAAGTTAGCTCCGAGAAAACACGGCTATTGCCGTTTGAGTTCTCGACAGAGCAAGCATATTGCATTGAGGCCGGTGATGAGTATTTCCGGTTTTTTAAAGATCAAGGCGTTATCCTTGAGGCTAACAAAACCATAAGTGCAATCACTAAGGCGAACCCCGGCGTTGTGACGGCAACGAGTCACGGGTTCAATAACGCAGACTTAGTGTTTCTTTCAGATGTCGCCGGGATGGTTGAGGTAAACGGCAAATATTTTAAGGTTGCCAACAAAACAACGAACACTTTTGAGTTACAAGACGTAGACGCCTCAAACGTTAACACCTCTGGATTCACAACATACACAAGCGGCGGAACAGCAGCACGCGTTGTGGAAATAGCAACGCCGTATCCAACGGCTGACTTGTTTGCAATTCAATACGCGCAAACAGCCGATGTTATGTTTATAACGCACCCGTCCCACAAGCCGCGAAAACTCTCGCGCACAAGTGACATTAACTGGACAATCTCAGACGTAGCGTTTGAGGACGGGCCGTATTTAGACGAAAACATTACAACCACAACGTTTAATCCAAGTGGGACGACGGGTACGATTACAATTACCGCGTCGTCAACAACTGGCGTCAACGGTGGCAGTGGTTTCCTGTCAACTGATGTCGGGCGTTTAATTCGCATCGGGCATCAAGCAGATGAGTGGGCAGCGTCAACGTCTTTTAGTGTTGGTGATATTCGCCGTAATTCTGGAAACGTTTATGAGTGCGTAAGAGCTGGGTCATCTGCGAGTTCCGGCGGTCCAAGCGGTGAACTTGATGAAATTGTAGACGGCACCTGCACTTGGAAATTCATAGATGACGGTGGTATTGCGCAGGGCAATGCGACCATTACTGGAATTAACTCAACAACTGAAGTGGCGGCAACGGTTAACAAGAACTTTGCAAAATCTACGGCAGAAACAAACTGGCGTTTAGGTGCTTTTAGCACGACAACCGGGTTCCCCCGTGCAGTATCATTCTTTGAACAGCGTTTGTTTTTTGCTGGAACAACCGATCAACCGCAAACCATCTTCGCAAGTAGGTCTGGCGACTTTGAAAACTTTGCACCAAGTGCATTAGATGACGGTGCCATTACCGTCACGATTGCAACTGACAAAGTGAACGCTATTCATTGGCTATCGCCTGGTCGAACATTAGCTGTTGGCACGGCGGGTGGTGAATTTACGTTTGGTTCAAGCGGCAACGAGGAAGCTGTAACACCAACCAACGTTCGCGTTCTTCGGCAATCGACGCGTGGTGTACATACAACCCGGCCAATTAGAATTGATGACCGCGTTCTGTTTATTCAGTTTCACCAGCGTAAGCTGCGTGAGTTGGCGTTTGACTTTGCAAGTGACGCTTTCGTTTCCCCAGACCTCACAATTTTAAGTGAAAATGTTACCGGCGACGGTCTTGTTGAAATGACATATCAGCAGGAACCGGACTCAGTAATTTGGGCAGTGCGCAACGATGGCGTTCTAGCTGGAATGACTTTCTTGCGCGACCAAGAGGTTGTTGCATGGCATGAGCATGTTATCGGCGGAAACATTTCCAGAAGTTTTAATTCCGCAAGTTCTGTTGGCAGTAATCAAATAACCATTAGTTCTCACGGTTACACGACTGCTGACGCCGTAGTGTATGACGCGGCGGGCGGTGAGGTCGTTGGTGGGCTAACTGATGGACAAACGTTTTATGTTGTCGTTGTAGATAGCAACACGATTAGTCTAGCCGCCAGCATAGCCCAAGCCGAAATTGGTGCAATCATAACGCTGACAGATGCATCTAGCGCGTCAACGCAATTTCTTCGACAAGATTCAAAAGTTGAAACGGTAATAAGTATCCCCGGCACCAACGAAGATGAATTGTGGATGGTGGTGCAACGAACCGTCAATGGTGTGACGCGTCGGTACGTTGAAGTTATGACACCAAAGTTTGATACGTTTCGCGGGAGTACAAAAGTTG